CGTCGATGTTGAGTGAAAGTCGCTTCATGACTTTTTGAAGAGTGAACATTCAGTGGCAAAAGTCCCACCCGCTTCGGGCAGATGCATGGAACACCCGTTGGCATCCCAGTGAATACAGGCGTAACAGGAGTCAGTGTCATCCAACTGCAGGTGTAACACCACGGCTTCCTCCAGTCGCTGGAGCGCCTCGAAGTGTTTCATCTGCGCGGCGTCGATCTCAAAGAACGTATCGACATGCCCGCAAACGACGCATTGGCGCCTGACTCTCGTTGCGGGAGTGCGCCTCCGCACATTGGCTTCCCTGGTCCGGGATTCTTTGACACGGAACGACTTGTTCCCGCATTTAGGACAGAACTTCACTGACAGAACTCCAGGCTTGACCGTTGCAAATTCGCCAGGCGTGCTTGCGATCAACGCCGAACTCATTCGAGAGCTGGCTGTAACTCCAGCCCTGTTTCTGAAGTTTCCGCATTTTCACTACAAGCTCTGGCGTGAGGATCGCGGCGATGTTGTGCTCACCGCTCTTGAAGCGTCTACCCATTCCAGTGGCGAATAACTCCTGCGCAGATGAAAACGTTGGTGATCATGTAGCCGCCAAGGATAAAGAGACGCACCATCGCAACCTGATCTGCGACCCGGCTGTGCTGGTGCGCCTTTTCACCAACGGCCTTGGCGAGAATCCGCCACCAGTACCTCATTTTTCCTGATAAGCCTCTGTCGCCAGATGATTTACCAGACGATTGAGGTACCACTGGGCTTTTCGAGCATCCTCGTAGGGATCCTTCTTTAACCACATCCGACTGATGTACTTGATAACCTGCCACTGGAGGCCACCAACTACAGCATCGGGCGCGGCCTTCACCCAGTCTTCGATTACATCAATCACTTCAGTTTTCCCAGCCATGTAATGACTGGGGTGATTGACAGCATCAACAGCCGATAGTTTGAACTCGTTCATCATCCTTTAGAGGCTTGAACTTGCAGGTCTCCCTGATAGCGCCCGGTGACTGAGTAGTCCTTATTCGGCAGGAGCGACATCTTGTGGAACACAATCTGTCCGATCCGCATCCCAGGCCACAGGGGAACTGCGTGCATGGAGCGTGCATTTTGCAGCTCCAGCGTCAGCCGCCCCTTGAAGCCTGGATCGACGTACCCAGCCATCAGGTGCTCGATACCTTCCCGAGCCCGACTGGACTTGAGTGCCAGCTGCCCAGCCACGACGTTCGGCACCGAGAAGCACTCGAACGTCTCCGCAAGAATGAACTCATGTGGCTGGAGCATGAACGGTTCTTCCTTCGTGTGCCCAGCGATGGAATGCGGGACAAACTCCGGTGACTCCGGCTGCTCAATCAGGATGTTCTCCCCAAGCCTCACATCAAGCGAGGCCGGGTTAATCATTTCCTGATCGAAGGGATCAACAAGACCTTTCCGCGCCAGGCAGAAGATCTCGTAATCAGGAAGGATCGACATCAGGCCGTAACTTCCTGCTGGAGCTGAACGTGTTTCCAGGTTTTGCCCCACTTGATGCAGTTGATGGTGGTGATGTGAACGCCGTACTCACGGGCAATCTTGGCCACGGACTTATTACCAGTCGCCAGCTGGCGCTTGATCTCCATGACCTTGGCGTCGTTCAGCACCGACACACCCCTCTTGCCGCTGGACTTACGAGTCTTACTTTGAGACTTCGCAACGGCCTTGGCGGTGGGGGTAGCAAGCGTGCTATCAAGCACCACGCTGGCGCAGCTATCGAGGATGGTCTGGACCTTTGCTAGGGCGTGAGCCAATTCCTGGTGCTGGGAATCAGAAAGGATGTGCATGTTCATGGGTAAGAACGCGAGCAGTGTAGTAGAGAAAGGCCCGACTAGGAGTCCAGTTCGAGCTTGATGGCTGCCTGGAAATAACCTGCAACCTTGATGCGCCGGTAGATGTGGCCGGCTTCCTCGCTCTGCTTGTTCTCAATGGTGTCGTACTGGGCACGAGCCTCATTGAGGGCAGACAAGGTTTCGATATTGAGCAGATTCAGCTCGGAATCCGCCAGCTCCGAGAGCTTATCGAGGTAAACAGACCTGCCCCCCAGCAGGTAGGACCGGAAAAAGGGCAGCGTCGAAATTTCAGTCATGTAAATCCAGTAGTGATCAGCCGAAGTAGTCCTTGCGCTTCTGCGCAAGCCACTCATCGTATTCGGCTGGAGTGGCAAAGCGCCCCTCGTAGCAATCCGGCACCGAAGTGCTGGGACGACGCGGCTGACTGCGCAACTCGCGCAGATCATTGTCGTTGTAACCCCGCGATTGGCGGTAGTAGTCGGCGTACCAGTCAGTCATGCGAAGAAATTGGGGTCTTGGTGTTTTAGCCGGGTGAGATCGGTGAGTCTCAGTTTGAGAATCTCGTGGATGGCGAGGTTGGCGAGTTTGCTGGAGCAGATCGTGTCGCTGGTGGCGAACACGTATATCAGGTGTCTATACAGCTGGGTCAGAGTGCGAGCCCGGACCCAGTGCGTATCGCCTGGAATGGGCTCGGTTCCGTACTCCCAGTCGTCGTAGTCGCTGGAATTACGGAGTTCCCGAGCCTCGCTCCACTCAATCGTCCGGGTGGAGCACTTCCCAGTCGTCGATGCGGTTGTAGAAGAGTCGGGCGAGTTCTGCATCGGTGGCCGGGATCAGATCTTCATCCGAAAGGTAGAAGGTGCCTCGGCACAGGGCAGGTCCGTACTCCGCTGGGTCGAGGAGCGTTTGCTGGTGGACAAGCACCATTTCATCAACAACAGCAGTGACGGTGACAAGGCCATCGGTATCCATCGAGAAGTCATCAAGTTCAAGGATCATTCGCCCAGCCTCTTAACAGTCTGCTCGGGAGTGATGGACTGCATCCACTCGTCCCAGCTCATCTTGAGGAACTGTTCCAGGTCGTCAAGCTGTTCGAGCTGGTGGATGTCGTAGACGGGGTTGAAGCCGTTCTTCTCGTGCTGGACGATCTTGTCCTGGAGGATGCGACGCGCCCAGCTGACGGCGAAGTACCAGGGACTGAGCTTGAAGTTGTCTACTGGTGTGTGCGTGTTCATTGTGATACTTGATTGAAGCGGCCAGCGGTTGCTGACCTGTCCCTAGAGTTACACATGACCAGCAGGGTGTCAAGCTGGTCGTGTAACACTCTGCAATGTGGCAGTGGCGGCCTGGAGTCGCTACCTTTGTGCTCCGTCCTTTCTTTGAGGGGAACGGGTAGTCCGCAGTAGCCCGGCTGCGGTGAGGCTGGCACCTCGGGAGGACCAGCCACCGGGCACCTACTCCGGCACACCAAGTGCTGCTGGCTCGTACTGCGTAAGAACGCACACGTCAGCGCCCTGTCGCAGAGCAGTCCCAACGATGTACTGGAACTGCTTCTGGGCGTCGTCCGACTCCTCGATCTGGTACTCCTCGACCTCGTAGGCCAAGCCCTTGCGGTACCAGGAGATCCGCACCACGGCCAGCAGCTCATAAGGGATGTCCCCAACCGTGTACCCCAGGGTGGGCTTCCTGGGACGTTTCGGCTGGGGCGGTTCCGGCTTAGCCACGGGATCTCTCCAAAACAGCCACCCGGCAACCCGGAGCAGCCCTAGGAAAAAGTTAGGCGGGCTGAAGTAGTTCATCAGTCCCAGAAAGCCGAAGCATCGGCCTGGAGCCGCTGAATTTCCTCAGACGAGCGTTCCTCCCTTGGGGATACATCCAAAAGCTGTCCCACCGAACCAGATCCCTTGGTATGGCTGGCTTCTTTGCCGGGACAGCCCAAATCGGTGTCCCGGGGGGTCGTGCCAGTTGAAGGATCGTCAAGGGGGGCCGGGACACCCTCTACCCCCTGTCCCGGGTCACTTTCCAGTCGTACCAATGGATCTACCTTACCGGGACACACATTTAAAGGCTTTTCACGCGAGGAAATTGCTTGGAAGAGAGGAGTAGCTGGAGCGCCATTATTC